GTGCCGCCGGAGGTCCGCCGATGCTGAAACTTGACGTCACCGCCGATGTGGCCAAAGCGACCGAGCACCTCTCGGATCTGGCCCAGCAGCACGTCCCCAATGCCGCCGCCAAGGCGTTGACCCGCACGGCGTTCGATGCCCGTGATGCGGTGCGCGACGGTCTGCCCGAGCGCTTCAACCTGCGCCGGCCGTGGATCAGTCGGGGCGTCGGCGTGACGCCGGCCAAGCCCCGCACCCTGATGGCCGAGGTCTGGTCGCGCGACCGCTTCATGGCACTGCAGGAGGCGGGTGGCACCAAGCTCGGCAAGCTGGCGATTCCCGTCGGCCCGATGGCACAGACCGCCCAGACCCGCGTCATCCCCAAGAGCCAGTGGCCGGGCCAGGTGATGGCGAAGAAGAACGTGTTCTATCGGGCTGGCGCCGTGTTCGAGCGCCGTGACGAAAAACGCATCCTGGCCTTGTACCTGCTGCGCCGCCAGCAGAAGGTCGAGCCGCGCTTTGGCATGGCGGACACCGTGCGCAGCGTGGCGCTGCAGGAGTACCAACGGCAGATGGAGCGGGCGCTGCGCGAGGAAATCACCCGTGCGACCTGACGCATCTGACACATCTGACGGGTCCTCCCGGGCCATCTGAAACGCGGGGGCCGCGCGCAGCGCGACGCTTGCCTAGCGTCAGAGCCGAAAACAGGTTGCCAGTTGCCACCCCGAGGGAGCCCACAACGATCCAGCCGATTTCCGATTGATTGACCCGCCCGGCCCGGAGGAATGCGATGGGACTGTCCATCCGGGCCTATGCCCAACACCGTGGCGTGAGCCACACCGCTGTGGCCAAGGCCATCAAGGCCGGGCGCATCAGCAAAGAAGCTGACGGCACCATTGACCCGGCCAAGGCCGATGCCCAGTGGGCGCGCAACACGCTGCCGTCGCAGAACCTGAACACCAGCACCACGAAACCAGCGTCCAAGGTGGCAACCCCACCTGTTTCCACCCCGGTTTCCACGGCACCGGTTGCCAACCGCGAGCTGCAATCGCCTCTGGAAACCGGCCGCATTGCCGCGCCCGATTACCAGACCAGCCGCGCCATCCGCGAAGCCTACGCCGCACGCCTGGCCAAGCTCGAGTACGAGGAGCGCACGGCCAAGCTGATCAGCAGCGATGAGGTGGAGATGCGCACCTTCAATCTGGCGCGCCGACTACGTGACCGGATGCAGACCATTCCACGCCGACTGGCGGCTGCCTTGGCGGCCGAACAGGACCTGCGTGTGATCGAACAACGACTCGACGACGAAATCCGCCAGGCCCTCGAGGAGCTCTCTCGATAGGTCAGCTCGCGGATCGGATCAGCACACCTTTGAGAGACTTCAATGCAAGACATCGAACTGCACCACTGGCCGGTGGGCAAACTCATTCCCTATGGACGCAACCCACGCAAGAACGACCACGTCATCGAACAGATGGCGGGTGCCATCCTGGAATTTGGGTTCCGCATCCCGATCATCGCCAAGAGCACGGGCGAGGTGGTCGATGGTCATCTTCGCCTGAAGGCCGCTCTGCACCTGGGGCTGGAGACCGTGCCGGTGGTGCTGGCCGATGATCTGACGCCGATGCAGATCAAGGCGTTTCGCATCCTGGCCAACCGCTCGGCCACCTGGGCGGACTGGGACGAGGACCTGCTGCGCCTGGAACTGGAAGAGCTGCAGCTCGATGACTTTGACCTGTCCCTCACCGGCTTTGAGGACGACGAGATCGCCGAACTGCTAGCCGGTGAGGAGACTACCACCGAGGGCAACACCGACGAGGATGCCGCCCCCGAGGTGCCAGTTACGCCGGTCTCCAAATCCGGCGACGTCTGGATCATGGGCAAGCACCGGCTGCTCTGTGGTGACAGCACAGACGTCGCAAGCTACGACACGCTGCTCGGCAGCGAGAGGGTGGCGATGATCTTCCAAGATCCGCCGTACAACGTGGACTATGCCAACACGGCCAAGGACAAGCTGCGCGGCACCAACCGTCCGATCCTGAACGACAACCTCGGGGATGGATTCCAGGACTTCCTGCTGGCGGCATTCAAGCCGGCGCTAGCCCGATGCAATGGCGCGGTCTACGTGGCGATGTCCTCATCGGAACTCGACACCCTGCAGTCCGCCTTCCGCGCTGCTGGCGGCAAGTGGTCGACCTTCATCATCTGGGCCAAGAACACCTTCACGCTCGGGCGCTCGGACTACCAGCGCCAGTACGAGCCGATCCTCTACGGCTGGCCCGAGGGCGCCACCCGCCACTGGTGCGGCGACCGTGACCAAGGGGATGTGTGGCACTTCAACAAGCCGCGCGTCAATGATCTGCATCCGACGATGAAGCCGGTGGAACTGGTCGAGCGGGCGATTCGCAACTCCAGCCGCCCCGGTGATGTGGTGCTCGACCCCTTCGGTGGCTCCGGCACGACGCTGATCGCCGCCGAGAAATCAGGTCGCCAAGCGCGGCTGATCGAACTCGATCCCAAGTATTGCGATGTAGTGGTTCGCCGCTGGGAATCCTTTGCTGGCAAGCAGGCGACTTTGCAAGGTCAAGAGCTGACCTTCGCCGATTTGGCCAGGCAACGCCAGCCCGAATCAATCTGAGGCGATCCCATGGAAAATTTTCAGATGCTCCCTGCTGGAGCAGGGGAGACTATTGCCGAGCACATCGCTGCGACAAAGGTGTGCAAGCTCTGTTGCAAAGAACTGCCGGTTTCGAATTTTTCAAAAATAAGGGGCAATTGACCGCGCGTTGCAAGCGATGCCATGGCCTCGCTCCAAGGACTTGTCGTGCGTGCGGAACCACCTTCGAAGGTAAGAGCCATCAGTATTTCTGCTCTGCCACCTGCCGAAAAGCGCACCGCCCACAGACGTTCAAATTCTGTGCGCATTGCCATAAATTGTTTGGCCCGCTGTCGCACCTCTCAACCAGATACTGCTCGATGGTTTGCAAATGTGCTGGTCAACGTAAGGCACAGCCCAAACCTCGTCAGACACCAACCAACAAAGCGAGAGCTGCGCAAGCGGCTGTTGCAAGAGCGATCAGGGCAGGACTGCTTCATCGACCTGTAGTCTGTAGCGAATGCGGCCTTGAAGGACGAATCGAGGCTGCGCATCGCGATTACGATGAGCCTCTCGAGGTTCGCTGGCTTTGCCGCTCATGTCATGCCAAGTGGGATTGGGCTGAACCGAAGGGAGGCACTATGAAGACCCTCACCCGGACCAGAATTGAAAGCATGAAAGGTGCTGGCAGATTGACTGTCAGCTGTCCAGCCGCTTGAGGTCACGGTAGAAGTTTTCGTGCGGCCCAACCATCAGCAGTTTGAGCGTGCTCTCATCGAGGACTCGGTAGGCCAGCAGGCAGAGCAAGCTGCCCATGCGGAACTTGTAAACCTGCACACCAGCCAGGTCGCCAACTTTGGTTTCGCCGGCTTCGGGCTGACTGGCAATGGTGCGTACCGCATCGTCGAGCGCGGCTTTCTGCTGCTTGTGCAGCTTTTTAACGGTACGCTCGAAGGTCGGAGTAACAAGGATGCGCATCAGCCGAACTGGTACTCGCCCACGGGCTCTTCCTGGTCGGCGATCAGGATGTCGCGGATGACGCTGAAAGGTAGGTCGGGGTTTTCAGCGGCGATCTTGCCGATCTGCGACCAATATTCGATTTGCTTGGGCACCGAGCGGTGCTCGATGGTGCCGTAGCGCTTGGCGCTTTCGACCAAGGCTTCTGGCAATTTGACGTTGATGGCCATGACTAACCTCCATTGAATGGGATCATTCTAGTTCAATATGGTCCAAAAAGGAACCTATTTGCCGTCCAGCCTTGGCTGATCAAGCCGCCAGGGACTCTTCGACGATCTCGCAGTGGATCACGAAGCCCGTCAGGTAGGGAAGGCCCTTGGGGATGCCGTACTGTTTGCTGGTGCTGCGGCCAATCGTCCAGCCCATCCAACGCTGCGTGGCGGCGTTGATCGCGTCGGCCAGTGTGGCGCCGGCGTAGAGGCCGTTTTGCACATCGTCGGCAAAGTGGCGTCCGTGGCGGCTGTCGAGGAAGGTGCGGACCGACTCCAGCGGCTGGCAGGTGGCGTCCGAGATGGCCGTCATGGCCAGGGGCCAGGCGGCTTCGGCCTGCTCGTTCATCGTGCCGTAAAAGCCCCAGGTCGTTCTGGGTGGCGAGGATCTGGGCGGTGGCGTTCATTTTGGGCTCCTTTCGGGTGGTGTTTCGTTGGGTCTATGAACGCTCTACCCGGATGGAATAGCAAGCAGAAGATTGACTATTTTTTGATCAAGTCGGGGGTGTGCCACAGCGCCCGCCTCAGCCCAAGCGCGCCACGTAGCGGGCGTAATCGCTGCCCTCGGGATTGACGTAGAGGTAGGGGCGACCGGGGGCTGTGACCTCCACGCAGAGATAGCCGCTGCCTCCTTCATCCTTCACACCGCCCCCTTTGCCGGCCAGCCAATCGCGCGAGGCCATCAAGCTGCGCTCAAAGGCATCGAACTCAGCCTGGGTCATCACTCGCGTCTCGGTCACAAAGACCTTGGTCTGGCCATGACCGCCGACCTCATCGAGGTCGACCGGCTTGCGGGCAAAGGGCAGGCGCACCCCCAACTCCTCGACAACCACTGGCTGGCCGTTGATCGTCAAGGTGCGCGGTGTGCGCTCGATGGTGAGGGTCATGGTGCTCATGCGCTGACCTCCTCGGCGATGCGGTAGAGGCGCTGGCCGGCGCCCGGGGTACCAGCGGGTCCTTCGATCTTCTCGGAGACGATATTTAGGCCCAGCTTTTTCTTGAGCGCGCCAGCAAAGGTGCCGCGCACGGTGTGGGCCTGCCAACCGGTGGCCTCACAGATCTGCGCGATGGTCACGCCCTCGGGGCGCTTCAACATTTCGATCACCAGCGCCTGCTTGCTGTGGCCGCGACCGGTTGGGGCGAAATCGCTCGCTGGTGTGGCCAAGGGGGCTGGGGTCGTGGCGGCGGCGGTGGTGGCGATTGCGTCCTCCTCGGTGGCGTTATCAGCTGTCACAGGGCTCGGCAATACCTCTTCGGCTTTGGCCTCGCCCTTGATGATGGCAATCGCCGTGCGCGTCAGGCGCCACTGGCCGTCAGCCTGCTCGATCAGGTGGCGGCTGGCGAGGCTGGCAATCATCTTCAGCTTGGCACCACCCTTGAGCTCGAGCAGCGGCTCGATCAGGCCATTGGCATCGCAATGGGCGCGGGTGATCAGATCCAGTTGGCGTTCGGTGATGGGGGCAATCTGGTTGCTCATGGTCGTTTCTCCGTTGGTGGCGGGTGGAATCAGGCGGCTTTCTGGGCTGCTTTCTGACCGGCAGCCAGGCCGGCTTGGTAGGCGGCGATCAGGGCCTCCTTGACGCCCCAGACGCTGACGTCGTGGAAGTCCAGCGAGTCGCTCTTGCGGGTTTCCAGGGTGTCGATGAAGAGGTGCTCTTGGGCGATCTGGGTCAACAGCGCATCCAGTGGCTGCGTGGTGTCGCGGCGGTTTGTTTGGGGCGTGGTCTTGGGCATTTCAATCTCCGTTTTGGTGTGTGGGCATGTCTGCATGAACGCTCTGTTCGGCGCAGAAGACAAGCTCATTCCAGCGATTGCGCATCTATTTCTGCATCAACTTCTTCGCCGAGGGTTTCGGTGAGCGGGTCAGGCGCGCAGTCGTCCTCGTCCGCTTCACCCAAGGCCTCGGCGATCTCCTGGATGCTGTCTTCCATGGTCACCATCGAGCCGCCCAGGTAGCCGTGATCGCGCGAGAGCGCGCAGACGATGTGCGGAATCCAGTAGGCCTCGGCGCGCAGCCGGGCGCCGTCGAATCCGGACTGGCGCAGCAGGTACTCGGCGCGCTGCACGGCGTCGAGCAATTCGCTCTGGATGTCGCGCAGTTCATCGATCAGCAGGGCGTGCTCTGGGGCGTATTGAGCGCTGGCGGGATGGTGTTGGCTCATGGCGGTGCTCCTTTCAAAAGCGTGTGTCGATGGGTCCATTCACGCTCTGTTCGCCCCAGAAGCCAAGCGGGTTCTGCTTATTTCTTGAACAAATTTTGCACGGGAGTGGCGTGTGGTCAACACTGTTGAATCCATGGTCGACGCCGCCTGGAAACGGGGCCTCGCACCCGACCCCATCCTCACCGTTGATGACTGGGCCAACCGCCACCGGATGCTCTCGTCGGTGGCCTCCGCTGAGCCGGGGCGCTGGTCGACCAGCCGCACGCCGTACCTGATGGCCGTGATGGAAACGCTGTCGGCCACCTCGCGCGTGGAGCGTGTGGTGCTGATGGCCGGTGCGCAGATTGGCAAGACCGAAGCCGGATTAAACTGGCTGGGTTACGTGATTCACCACGCCCCGGGGCCGATGCTGCTGGTGCAGCCGACGGTGGAAGGCGCCAAGCGCGTCTCCAAACAACGCGTGGATGCGCTGATCGAGGCCAGCCCTGAACTGGCCAGTCGAGTGAAGGACCCAAGAAGCCGCGACTCCGGCAACACTCAGCTGATGAAGGAGTTCCCCGGCGGCGTGCTGATCATGACCGGCGCCAACAGTGCCGTGGGCTTGCGCTCGATGCCGGTGCGCTACCTGTTTCTGGATGAGGTCGACGGCTATCCAGGGGATGCCGATGGCGAGGGCGATCCGGTGGCATTGGCTGTGCAACGGGCGGCCACCTTCGTCAATCGAAAGGTCTATCTGTGCTCAACCCCGACGCTCAAAGGCTACTCGCGCATCGAGGCGGCCTACCTCGAGTCGGACCAGCGGGTGTTCGAGGTGCCCTGTGATCACTGCGGGGCGCACAGCCCGATCCAGTGGCGGGACATCCGCTGGCCCAAGGACAAGATGGCGGACGCCGCCTGGCACTGCCCGCAGTGCGACGGCATCCACCCCGAGTACCGCAAGCCGGCGCTGTTGGCCAACGGTCGCTGGACGGCTAAGGCCGAGGGCGATGGCAAGACGGTGGGCTTCCACCTGTCGAGTCTGTATTCGCCGTGGTTGACCTGGGGTGAGATCGCCCAGGAGCACCACGCTGCCAAGGACGACCCCGTCAGATTGAAGGTCTGGGTCAACACCAAGCTGGCCGAGACCTGGGAAGACCGGGAGGGTGAGACCTTGGATGCCGAAGGCCTGATGGAACGTCGTGAAGCCTACGGCCCAGCGATTCCCGCCGAGGTCGCGCTGCTGACCTGCGGCATCGACGTGCAGGACGACCGGCTGGAACTGGAGGTGGTCGGTTGGGGCCGGGATGAAGAATCCTGGTCCATCGACTACAAGGTGCTGTGGGGTGACCCATCCGCGCCGGACACCTGGTCGCAACTGGATGCCTACCTCGGTAACCGTTTTGAGCACGAGACCCTGGCCAACGGCCTGACCATTGAATCCGCGTGTCTCGACACCGGCGGCCACCACACCCTCGCGGCCTACGCCTTCTGCAAAGGCCGAGAACGCAAACGCATCTGGGCGATCAAGGGAGCGAGTGGTGGAGGGGTGGGCAAACGCCCGATCTGGCCCAAGCGTCCGAGCAAGGCCAACAAGGGCAAGGTCAATCTGTTCACGGTGGGCGTGGATGCGGCCAAGGAGGCGATCTATGCCCGGCTGAAGAAGTCCGAGGCTGGTGCTGGCGCGATGCATTTCCCGCTGGACCGGGATGCGCAGTATTTCGAGCAGCTGACCGCCGAGCGGATTCGCACCCGGTATGTAAAGGGCTTCCCGCAGCGCTTCTGGTGGAAGCCCGATGGTCGGCGCAACGAAGCGCTGGACTGTCGTGTGTACGCCTACGCCGCGCTGCACGGCCTGCTGTCGATGGGTCTGAACTTGAACAAGCGGGTGGAAGCGCTGCCGCCCATTCCTACCAGTCGCCAAAGCAAGAGCAAACCTGTTGCTGCTCCGATGACCGCCAGCCCGCGTCGTCGGCGTATGGCGATCTCGTCGAACTATGTGTGAGGGTATTACTGGTAGTGGTAACGACAGGCGATCACCACCAAGGTCTGGTCGTCGACGCAGTAAACCAGCCGGTGGGTGTCGTCGATGCGGCGCGACCAGAAGCCCGAGAGGTTTTCCTTGAGAGGTTCGGGCTTTCCAATGCCCTCGAAGGGGTGGCGCAGGCAGTCCTTGATCAAGGCATTGATGCGCTTGAGGGTCTTGCGGTCCTGGCCTTGCCAGTATTCGTAATCGTCCCAGGCGGCCAGGGTCCAAGTCAGTTTCAGCAGTTTTTCTTCAATCGGCATCGACCAGATCCTGCTGCTTGACCTGTCCCTGGCGGTACTGCTCGATGGAGCGTGCCAAGTGGGCTGCGTTCGCAGGCGATTTGAGCAGATGGACGGTCTCCATCAGACCGTTGAAGGTGTCCAGCGACATCACCACCGCATCGGGGGCATCCCGGCGTGCGATGACCGTGTAGTCGGCATCGTCGATGACCTGATCGATCACGTTTTTGAGGCTGTTTCGTGCCTCAGAGAAATTCACCACGCGCATGACGATGGCTCCTTTTGAGTTGTGCTATTTACCGCACAAGTCTAAGGCATTGCATGCACGTTTGCAAGGCAGGTGTCCATGACCCTCGAACAACTCAAGGCCCAGCGGGAAGCACTGCAGGCTGCGCGCTTCAACGGTGTGCTCACCGTGAAGGCGGGCGACAAGTGGGTGACCTACAAGTCCGATGCCGAACTGCAGTCTGCCCTGCATGACCTGGATCGCGAGATCGCTTTAGCCGAAGGTCGCCCGCGCGCCCGTCGCATCCGCACCTATGCCGGGAAGGGATTGTGATGAAGGCATTCCAGAACCTGCGCCGCAAAGTAGGGGCGATGATCGGCGGCTTCGAGGGCGGACTGTCCGCCCGCCGCCTCAAGACTTTTCAAGCCAGCCGTGCTCACGTCAACACGCTGATCCAGGCGGCTGGCGCCGACATGACCGCGCGTGCCCGCTACTTGATTCGCAACAACGGCTACGCCGCCAACGCAGTCGAGTCCTGGGCGGGCAATGCAGTGGGCACCGGTATCAAACCCTCGTCGGGCATTGCCGATGCGGTGCTCAAGGAGCGGGTGCAGCGCCTGTGGCTGCGTTGGACCGACGAGTCGGATGCCGAGGGGTTGACTGATTTCTACGGCCAGCAGCGCCGGGCAGCTCGGGAACTGTTCATCGCCGGAGAGGTGTTCTTCCGCATTCGCCCGCGCCGGCCCGAGGATGGTTTGTCCGTGCCGCTGCAGTTGCAGATGCTGCCGGCCGAGATGCTGCCCTTGAATCACAACCAGGCACTCGACAACGGCCACCGCATCCGCCAAGGCATCGAGTTCGACCGCATCGGTCGGCGTGTCGCTTACCACTTTCTGCGCCGCCACCCCGGTGACATCACCGATCCAGGACTGGCTGGGGAGACGGTGCGGGTGCCGGCCGAGTCGGTGCTGCACATCGTCGATCCGGTGGATGCCGGGCAGTTGCGTGGGGTGTCGCGCTTCTCTCCGGCGCTGGTGAAGCTGTTTCTGCTCGATCAGTACGACGACGCAGAGCTGGACCGCAAGAAGGTCGCGGCGATGTTCGTCGGCTTCGTGCGCCGGCCCGAGCGTGACTTCGACAACAGCAATGAGACCGATGATCGGGGTGAGCCACTGTTGCCTTTGGAGCCTGGCCAGCTGCAAATCCTGGACGACGGCGAGGACATCACCTTCTCGACCCCGGCCGATGTCGGGGGCAACTACGAGAGCTTCCAGTACCGCACGCTCTTGCAGGTGGCAGCGGCCCTCGGGCTGCCCTACGCGAACCTGTCGGCCGATATGTTGAAGGCCAACTACTCCAACACCCGAGCGGCGCTCTTGGAGTTTCGCCGGCGCATCGAAGCCTTCCAGCACTCGGTGCTGGTGTTTCAGTTGTGCCGGGCGGTGTGGGCACGCTGGATGGATACGGCGGTGCTCTCGGGACAGCTCGACTTGCCGGACTACGAGCAACGCCGCGCCGACTATCTGGACTGCAGCTGGCTGCCGCCACGCTGGGACTGGGTCGATCCCTTGAAGGACATCCGCGCCGAGATCAACGCCATCGAGGCCGGGCTCAAGTCGCGCACCCAGGCGATTGCCGAGCGTGGCTTTGACGCCGCGATGGTCGATACCGAGATCGCCGGTGACCACCGGCGCGAGGACAGTCTGGGGCTGCGCTTTGGGCGTGAGCCTGTGCCACCGCCCTCGAACTGAGGAATCCCTATGACCGATTTGCCTTATCTGGCGTCCCGCCTGTACGGGACGCCTCTCCTCGTTGCGCGCCCGAAACTCGAAATCATCCTCGGGGTGGTGGCCCGGAAGCTCGCGGGAGACACCCTGGCCACGCCACCGCCGGCCAACGTCGATACTGGTATGACCGGTGCCCTCCAGATTCTGGAGGGCATCGCCGTAATTCCCGTCCTCGGCACGCTTGTGCGCCGCTCTTCCTATATTGGTGCCGCCAGTGGCCTCACCAGCTACCACGACATCGAGGCCATGGCGGAACAGGCCTTTGCCGATCCAGAGGTCCGCGCTGTGCTGCTGGAGATCGACTCCAGCGGTGGCGAGGCGGGTGGCGTGTTCGATCTGGCGCAGCGATTGCGGCAGCTGGCTCAGACCTCCGGCAAACCCCTGTGGGCGATTGCCGATGAGGCGGCATTGTCAGCCGCCTACGCCATTGCCTGTGCCGCTGACCGCCTCTGGCTCACCCGCACCGCCGAGGTGGGCTCGATTGGCGTGGTGGCGGTACACGTCGACGAGTCGGTGGCCGATGCGAAGGCGGGGCTCAACTACACCTTCCTGCACGCCGGTGCCCACAAGGTCGATGGCCATCCGC